TATCATACCATAGTTGTCTATCTGGTTTACCTATAGCTGATAGTCTTAAGTTTCTTTGTGGATTATGTTTTTCTTTTAATAAAAGTTTAATAGTGTCAGTAACACCTTCTGTAAAAGATTTTAAATATTTATCTAAATCTTTTTCATCTATATTATTTTCTGTGTTTAAATCAAACAAAGAATATATATCTTCTACTAAAGTATCTATATTTTTTTTCATATAATATATATGGGGAGACCAAGCTGATTACTGCACGTTGGTTTTAGCCAGAACTCCCCATAGTCCTTATGTTATGTTAAGAAGCAAACGATACTTCAGCATCCTCTTTAGCTACAAAGCCATCAGGAACAACATCAAACGCATCTTCCATATCATTTTGATAAGGAATTAAGTTTGTTACTTGTACTGCACGTAAGTCTGCATTAGTACCAGACCTACCCTTATACTCCCAAGCATAAGTAGAATACAATACACTTACTTCAGAGCCATTACCAATTAAGGTATCCTTCATAGCTCTCTTTTGAGAATCCATTAGAGTTGGAGCTTTATTAAAGTCTCCATTCTTTCTTCTAACATTTCTCTTAATGCTAACAAAGTCTCCTCTGTCATCATTCTTATTCTTAATAGTAAGACCATCAGCTTCTGCAATCTTCTTATTCTTTTCGTCTAAGCTAACATCTATACTCCAAGTACCATCACTATTAAATGTAGTGTTTGGATTTATTAGTGAAGCCCAATAGGCTTTTCCCTGTATTACGGACATATTATTGTCTCCTTTCATTGTTAAAAATATAATTATAGCAAAACATATACTATATGTCAAGCACTTTCTTTAAAAGCTTTTATTACGTCAGAAGAAAAAAGCTTTTGTATATTTAATAAGTACATACGAGATGCATTATTATCTCCCCCTGATACTGATTTCTTTTTATCTAAGTTTTTAATTATCTTTCTTAGACCATCTGTTTTAAAAACCAAAGTAGCAAAAGTTTCTTCGCCTATACAAAGATTGTGAAACCAATAGTCAGATGTAGTGGCAGCAATACCACTAGGTTTACCATAGCTTTGATATTCTATTGCTATATTACCTGTTCTTTGCCACATATCTCTTTCTGATTTAACTTCAATCTTTTTATCTTGTAACATAGATGCTACATTTTTTTCTCTTACCTTACCATATTGCAAATCTATATCAAACTTCTTACGATTTTTAATACTAGGTTCTAGTGAGTTTCTGCCCATGTTTTTCCTACCTTATATTCGTTATCCAATGGGCAACGCATTTGTAATTGTTTCTCAGTATCCTTCATAGCATACTTAGTAATCTTACCAAATGCCTGCACATCTTTGTTTACAACTTCAAATTGATATTCATCATGTACACTAGCTACTAACTTTACATCTAAATTAGAAGACGTAGTTCTTTTCATAATGTTTATCAACCATAACTTACACACTACTGCTCCTGCACCTTGTATTAAGGTATTAAGAGCAGAGTGTGGACTACGTGTACGCAACAACCTACCATCTATGCCCTTTATAACACCATGCTTTTGAGCAGTATTAGTTACAATGTCACGTACACGTTTAAGGGATGGCATACTTTTTAAAAATCTATCTATCAATACCTTTCCCTCTTTTGAACCTCCTCCTACTATCTGTCCTATCTTAGCAGGACCTGCACCATACATAAAAGCATAAATAAAAGTCTTAGCTTGGTCTCTATCTGTAAGACCTGCCATCTTCATATTATGTGTATGTATATCTCCAGTTAGTAGGGTATCAGTAAACTGATTATCATCCATTAAATGAGCAAGACATCTAAGTTCTAATCCACTAGCATCTGTGCCCACTATTGAATGAGTATATATGTTACCTACTGTCCAACAATCCCTACATTCTTTACCATAAGGAGAACGCACAGCAGGTATCTGAGCCATATTAGGACTATGATGTGCCATACGACCTGTTACAGTTTTCAATGTCATTACTTTACCATGCACCCTACCAGTTTTATCGTTAAATAATTCAATCCATGACTTGATTTGTGCAACACGTTTCTGTAATAAAAAGAACCTTGAAAACTTTTTAGCTTCAGGCATACCAATAGTATCTAATACTTCTTCATTAACAATTACATTACCTTTATCTGTAAACTTCTTAGGCTTCCAACCTATAGCCATTAGTCTATCTGCTATCTGTTGTCGAGAACCTATATTAAAAGGTATATGTTTAGTCTTCGTCTTTAGTTCTACTTTCGTAGGTTCAAACCTTTTAGTTGCCCACTCTTCTAACTGTGTAGCTTCATCTGACAGTTGTCCAAGTAACAACATTGCTTTCTTTATATCTAAAGCAAATCCATTCTTTTCTTGTTGGTCTACTATAACTCTTACTTGATGTTCTAAATCAATAGCAGACTTTGAAAAACCTTTTCCTTCTTTCTTAAAGTAATCATATAACTTATGTGTTATATTTACATCTTGCATACAATATTTTTTTAATTCTTCTGTGTATCTTCCAAAACTTTCTATGGTTCCTTTAGGAAATTTAAATCTATCTCCCCATGCTCGTAGTCCATGACCACCATCTCTAATTGGATTAAATAATTGTGATAATATTAATGTATCTAATACCTGTGATGGTTTAATATTCGTACCTAGTAATCTATTTAATACAGGTGCATCAAATGATAAACCATTATGCATAATATATTGGTCAATATCTTTAGACCAATTCTTAAACACATGCATATTACTTGGGTCAAATACTGTTGATATATCTGTATCAATATCTTTAGCAACAATACAATTAATTACTTTGGCATCTATCTGGTCTGTTTCTATATCAAGTACAACTTTCACAATCTTTCTCCTCCTTTCCACACCAATTACAAGGCTCACCTTTACCTACTGCCATCATACTATGTTCTTTATCACAATAATGTTCCCACATTTCTGGGTCTTTTTCTTTTTCATTTACCCATTCTTCATAACCATCTGCCCAACTTTCTTTATCTTCTTTATCTTTGTGACCCCAATATACTAAATGAAAAGCTTCACAGTCAGGACAAGATAGGTTAGTAACGATAGCATGGTCTTCATTATCTTCACAATCATGGTCTCCTCCCCATATTAATTCTTTACTACAATTATAACATTTCATTAGAAAGGTACCTCCTCTGTACTATTTGTATTATACTCTGCTTCAAAAGGATTGTCAACCTCTGTCATTCTTCCTGTTTCTTTATCATAATAAAGATGTGTTGCAATACCTGTCTCACCTGTATATCTATTCTTTAGAATACGAATCGTTGTAGTATTTGCTTCATCTCCATCTGCTTGTTGATTTCTTTCTAATCCTATTACACTATCAGATAGATGTGCAATAGATGCAGAACCTCTAAGGTGAGATAAAGTTATCTCTTTACCATTCTCATGACCAGAATCACCTGCAGGTCTACGCAGATGTGATACTAATAATAAACCTACACCTGTCTGTTCTACAAGAGAACGAAGTTTAGTCATCAATACATCAATAGATTTTCTTTCATCTCCATCTTCCTGACCTGATACAAGAATAGATAAGTGGTCTATAAATATCCACTTACAATCTAAAGCCTGTGCCATATATCTAACTCTAGATAATATCTCGTCATTACTTATAGAACCAAAATGGTCAAAGGCAAAGAACCTACCTGTACCTATGGTATCTTGTTGCCATTTATCTAATTGGTCTTGTGTATATTTCTTTCTTATTTCTTTTATATACAATCTAGAATTAGCTTCAACAGACATAATATTAAATGCTGTATTCTTAACACTTTCTTCTAATGCTAGGATGCCCACATTATCTTTTGTATTTTTAAACAAGTGATACATTAGTTCTCTCATAATAGAGGACTTACCCATACCTGCACCACTTGTAAATGTTATTAGTTCTCCTGTTCTCATTCCATAAGTTTTATCATTCATCTTACTCCAAGGAAATAAACATGTCTCACAATATTCCTCAGTAAATAATGAAGAACCTAATTGTTGTAGGTTCATAATGCCTGCAGGAGTATATGGTTGTGACGACCACCAAGCTTGGTTGAAGGCTTGGCTCTTACCCATCTTAAGGTATTCGTTAGCATCCTTATACTCCATAGACATTATTTTGCACTTGTTCGGAGAAAACAATTGAGCAACTTTGTTGGCAGATTTTCTGCCTTGTTCATCCATATCAAAACATATAATAATATTCTCGAAGCTATCGAGATATTCAAATGCAGATTTACAATCTCGTAAAGCTCCACCTGCTCCTGTTTTGATTGAGACAGATGCCCACTTACTACCCATCAACTGATAAGCAGACATAGCATCTACCTCTCCTTCTGTTATGGTAACATATTTACCACCAGAATTAAATAAATTCTGACCAAACAACATAGCTTCTTGTATAGAACCCTCAGTCCACATTTGTTTTGTTGCTGTGTTTCTAATCTTATTAGCTACATGACTACCATTTATATCATAGTATTCATAGATGTGTTTGGTTGTTACTGTACCCTCTCTAGTAATCTTTGTATTATATTTCTCTGCTGTATTTTTTGTAATTTTTCTTTCTACTATATCTGAAAAGATACCTTGTGTTGTTAAAGGTTTAATTTCTTGTACAGGCATAGGTGTTACATTATTCATATCTTCTTCCTCTCCAAATCTAGTTTCACAAGAGAAACAATAACTATATCCTTCTGCATGTTTAACTTTGGCATCACTAGACCCACATTTAGGACAAGCACCTCTGTCTAACCATTTACTTGAATACATTTTGTTCCTCTAATTATAATCATTTAATTTATCTTTATATAATAATTCAGCAAAGTCAATTCGTTCTTCTAGTACAGTATTAGTATCTTGTTTTGCTAATCTCTTTGCTTCCTTTTCATCATAACCCTCACTCTTATATTCTCTGTAATACTTTTTAAATAAAGTCTTACTTTCTTTATCCCATAAATTCTTTGCCATTACTTTCTCCTATAAATTAATAATATAAAAAATAAAACTTACAATTAATAGTACAGGAAAAATATGATTTGTCAATAAGTTTCTTTTCTTTACTGATTGAAACCATTTTCCTGTAGCTTTTAATCTTCTATCTCTAGCTTTACTCATCTTTAATATGCCCTGCATCTGGATTTTCTACCCAACCTTTAAATTCTTTTTTTGATTTTAACTTATAATTTTCCTCTGTTAATTCTTTAACTCTAATCATTAAATTTTTATTTTGTTTTTGTAATTCATATATATTTCTTTTATATATTTTTTCTAAATCATTATTCATTTTATAACCTCGTTAATAAGTATGCTATTAAAACAATAAACATTCCTAATACTATACCTATAATAAACATATTTAATATACTTAACTCAATCATTGGACACCCATTAATATCATATGGTCTTCCATTAAGGGTGTTATATGTATATTGTTTTTTATATACAAATCATTTAAAAAATGTTCTGCTTCAATATCTGTTTTAAAGTAAACAGTTTTACCTTCTTCTGTATAGACATCTGGTAAGTCATCTATCTTTGGATTATATAAAGCTATTACATACATTATCTTATTCTAAATATTTTTAGTATACTTTTCTATAAAGAATACATTATATGCCCAAGTCATATCTTTATTTTCTCTTAACATTTTTTTATATATTCCATAGTTAGTATATGCATAGTTATCTATTATATAATTATAATATATAATACTACATTTATAATTTTTTGTCAACATATAATTATAACACAATTAATGGTAATGTAAAACACAGTAGATACCATACTATACAACCCATAAATATTTGAAACATTTCTTTATTTATATTTTTCATTCTTAATACTCCTCTTAACTTTTTCGTATAAACTATTGTTATACTTATGTAATTTGTAATTAACTTTGTTATCTTTTAGTATATCAAACAACCTATCTAACACATTTTTTTTAGAAGGTCGTCTGTCAAAATCTAATTCTATTTCTACTTTGTATTTCATTCCTCCTCCTTCTCTCCAGAAATAGCACCTATCTTTCCTTTGAAAGGTAACACCTTTGCACTAGGTCTAGTTTCTTCTACTAGCTTTATGTCTGCATCAAAATCTATGTCTGGTGGAAACATAAAATCTTCTAGTTCTGTATACCCACCTATGTGTAGAAAGATTTGTGGCACAGTTTTATGTCCTGCTTCTCTAAATCTTTTTATCTTAGGTAGATTATCTAACACTCTCTCTTCGTATACTTCTCCTGCTTCATCTAGTAATGCCTTTGCTTTAGCACAATAC